TATCTTATGATGAAAATTTCATTAAAGCCGCTGATCTCGGCTATTGCGACTTATTTCAATTCACTTGTGCTGCCGCCCGTACTTGTGATGCGTGGAAAGGTGGCGGCCCTATTACGAAGGAAAAATCATGAAAATGACAAAGCCTAAAGAGACTAAGAAGCCAAAGACCATGCCATTGGCAATTATGATTGCTGTTGGTAAACCCAAGATGCGTCCAATGCCCGAGCGTGGTGGTCGTACTGCTACAAACATGATGAAGAAATCAGGTCGTGGCAAATGAAAAAGACTAAAGCTCAAATTAAGATCAGCAAGGTTATGAAAGAGTATGGTGCGGGTATGTTGCATTCTGGCTCTAAGAAAGGCCCTGTAGTAAAGAATCAAAAACAAGCAGTTGCGATTGCTTTAAGTGAGGCTGGCATGAGCAAGCCAATGAGGAAAAAGAAATGAAACAAGGTCTTTACGCTAACATCAATGCCAAACAAGAACGCATCAAAGCGGGTTCTAAGGAAAAAATGCGTAAGATTGGTTCTAAAGGTGCTCCTATTGAGGCGGCATTTAAGGCTGCGGCTAAGACCGCAAAGAAGAAATGAAATCTCCTGTTTGGCAAACAAAAGAAGGGAAAAACCCCAAAGGGGGCTTGAATGCCAAAGGTAGAGCATCGTATAATGCAGAAACTGGTGGCAATCTAAAAGCTCCAGTGAAAGCGGGCGACAACCCTAGAAGGGCCTCCTTTTTATCTAGAATGGGCAATATGCCTGGCGCTGAGATGAAAGATGGAAAGCCTACTCGACTTTTACTTTCTCTTAGAGCTTGGGGCGCATCGTCCAAGGAAGACGCTAAAGCTAAAGCTAAAGCGATCTCTAAGAGGAACAAATGAGACCTGTATCTGTTGGAGTTAGCCCTACTGCGGCAACATTGACTACTGTTTACACAGTACCAACGGGTTACTACGCCAAATTTACTGTCATGTACATCCACAATACTGGTGGATCAACTAAGCACATCACAGTAGCTTGGAATGATGCAAGCGCATCAACTTCTTACAATATTCTTAGCGAATACAACTTTACTTCTAAACAATACCTTCAATTTGATGGTTCTGCATATATTGTTTTAGAAGAAGGCGATAAAATTCAAATTACAACTGAAGCAGGAAGCAGTTTTAGCTTTCTAGCAACCTTTGAGGTTCAAGGAGCGCAACGAACATGACCTACTTAGAACTTGTTAATGATGTGTTAGTTCGCTTGCGTGAAAGCACAGTATCTACTGTTGGCGAAACAACCTATTCTTCTTTGATTGGCAAGTTTGTCAATGATGCGAAACGTCAGATTGAAGATACCTATACTTGGAATGTCTTAAATCAGACAGTAACAGTTACAACTGCTGCTGGTACAAGTTCATATTCTTTAACTGGTACTGGTCAAAAGTTTCGTATTGCTGAAGCTCTTAATACTACTAGCAATATTGTACTGAGCAACATTGCAGTTTCAGACATGAACCGCAAATTGAGTTTCGGTACACCAGCGCAATCTATTCCTTGCGAATATTGCTTTAATGGCGTAGATATAAATGGCGATACAAAGGTTGATTTGTATCCTATTCCTAATGGTGTATTTACAGTTAAATTTGAAGTAACAATTCCCCAAGCTAATTTGACTGCTGATGGCACTTCAGTAAAGGTTTTAGATTACTTGGTGACTCAGAGTGCCTATGCTCGTGCTTTGATTGAGCGTGGTGAAGATGGTGGAACAAACTCTTCAGAGGCTTATGCTCTATTTAGAGGGATGCTCTCTGACGCTATTGCGATGGAAAGCACTCGTTATCCTGAAGACAATTTTGTGGCAATATAATGGCTTCTCAACTTCAAAGTTACAGTCTCTCAGCACCAGGCTTTTACGGCCTGAATACTGAAGATTCTCCCCTTGATTTAGGGGCTGGCTTTGCTTTAGTTGCAACAAACTGCATCCTTGACCAATATGGTCGTATTGGAGCTAGAAAGGGTTGGACAAAGGTAAATCCATCTTCTGGCAACCTTGGTGACAATGATGTTGGTGTTATCCACGAGCTAGTCCAGACTGACGGCTCTCTTACAGTCCTTTTTGCTGGCAACAATAAGTTATTTAAGCTCGGTACAGCTAATGCTGTGACTGAGTTAACCTATGGTGGGGGTGGTTCAGCCCCTACTATTAGTGCAAACAACTGGCAATGTGCGACTCTAAATGGCATTGCATACTTCTTCCAAACGGGGCATGACCCTTTGATTTACGATCCTGCTGTAAGTACAACTACATATCGTAGAGTGTCTGAAAAGACAGGGTATACAGGTTCTGTTGAGCAAGCAAATATCTGTATTTCAGCCTTTGGTCGCTTGTGGGTTGCTAGCACTTCATCTAATAAGACAACTGTTTACTTCTCTGATCTGATTGCAGGTCATGTATGGAGTGGTGGTACTTCTGGTTCATTAGATGTTTCTCGTGTCTGGCCTAATGGTGCTGATGAAGTAATGGGCTTGGCTGCTCACAATGATTTCTTGTTTATCTTTGGTAAGAAGCAAATCTTGGTTTATTCAGGAGCTTCTACGCCTGCATCACTTGTTTTGAGCGACACAGTAGGCTCTATTGGGTGTGTGGCTAGAGACACCATACAAAGTATTGGTACTGATGTTGTTTTCTTGTCAGACTCAGGTGTGCGTTCATTGATGAGGACTATACAAGAGAAGTCTGCACCATTGCGTGACTTATCTAAGAATGTTCGCTTTGACTTAAATTCATCATTGGCTGGTGAAACATTGGCTAATCTGAAGTCTGTTTACTCAGAAAAAGACGCTTTCTACCTTCTTGTTTTGCCAGAAACACTACAAGTTTATTGCTTCGATACTAAACAGTCTTTGCAAGATGGCGCTTCTCGTGTGACGAAGTGGGACTCTATTGCTCCAACTTGTTTGAAGTCACTTCGCAATGGCGACTTGTACATTGGTAAAAAAGGCTACATTGGTAAATATACTGGTTATCTTGATGACAGCTCTTCTTATCGATTCCTGTATTACACAAACAATGCTGACTTAGGAAACCCTAACCAGATTTCTATTTTGAAGTCTATTACGGCTGTTGTGATTGGTGGATCGAATCAGTTTCTCACGATTAAGTGGGCTTTTGATTATTCAGGCGCTTATCAGTCAGAGAACGTCTTTATTCCACCTCAAGGATACTTTGAGTATGGTGTTGGGGAATATGCAGTTGCAGACTACTCAAGTGGCATTCCAATTAAAGCATTAACAAGCAATGCCTCAAGTGCAGGTAAGATTGTGCAAACTGGTTACGAGGCCACCATCAATGGTACTCAGTTATCAATTCAGAAAATTGAACTTCAAGCCAAAGAAGGCAAGATAGGATAAACCATGTCAAATTATTCAAAAAGTACAAACTTTGCATCTAAAGACAATCTGTCACCTGGCAATCCTCTAAAGATTGTTAAGGGAACTGAAATTGATACAGAGTTCAACAACATTGCAACAGCAATAGCAACTAAGACTGATAACAGTTCAGCGACTATTACTGGTGGATCAATCAATGGTGCGACTATTGGTGCTTCTACACCAGCTGCAGGTACTTTTACCAACTTGACTGTTAATTCTGCCGCTACGATTGCTTCTGCTGCTATTAGCGCAGGAACTATCAATGGCGCAGTTATTGGTGGATCGTCTGCAGCCGCAATTACTGGTACGAACGTAACTGCTACAACAGGTTTTAGTGGCCCATTGACAGGTGCAGTAACTGGCAATGTGACTGGTAATTTGACAGGTAATGTCACAGGAAATGTTACTGGAAACATCACAGGTAACGTGACTGGCAACGTGACTGCGGCTTCTGGTACGTCTACATTTAACAATGTGACCATCTCTGGCTCATTGGACATGGATAGTGGTACGTCTGCCACCATTACTGGTTTGGCAAGCCCTACAAACGATTCTGATGCGGCTACTAAGGGCTATGTAGATGCTCTAGCTCAAGGCATCGATGCTAAGGCTTCTGTGGTTGTAGCTACAACTGCGAATATCACATTGTCTGGCACACAAACAATCGATGGCGTTGCAGTTTCTGTTGGTGACCGAGTGTTAGTTAAAGATCAGTCTACTGCCTCACAAAATGGTATTTACTTGTGCGCATCTAGCACATGGACACGTACTACAGATGCTGATTCATGGACTGAGTTGGTTGCGGCTTTCACTTTCGTTGAGAAGGGTACAAGTAACGCTGATTCTGGTTGGGTTTGTACAGTAGATGCAGGTGGGACATTGGGAAGCACATCTGTTACCTTTGCCCAGTTCTCTGGTGCAGGTCAGATTACCGCAGGCGATGGTCTTACAAAGACTGGTAACACTCTTAATGTAGGCACAGCGTCTTCTGGTCGTATTGTTGTAAATGCTGACAATATTGACTTGGCTACATCTGGTATTAGCGCAGGTACTTACCAGTCTGTTACTTTTGATGCTTATGGTCGTGCTACAGCGGGTACTAATCCGACAACGATTGCAGGCTATAACATCTCTAATGCCTATACAAAGACTGAAATTGATTCAATCTTTGGTTCGACTACTGCTGCGGCTACTTCTGCTTCCAATGCCGCTACAAGTGCCTCTAATGCGGCAACAAGTGCGTCAAATGCCTCAACAAGTGCGACAAATGCGGCTTCTAGTGCAACATCTGCTGCAGCTAGTTACGACTCTTTTGATGACAGATATCTAGGTTCTAAAACATCTGCTCCTAGTGTTGATAACGATGGCAATGCACTCCTTACAGGTGCTTTGTACTGGAATTCAACAGTATCTACACTTTATGTTTATACAGGATCGGCTTGGACTCAAGCAGCATTTACTTCTAGTGGATTCTTGGTAAACAGCAATAACTTGTCTGATGTATCTAATACATCTACTGCTCGAACAAACTTAGGTTTGGCAATTGGTACAAATGTTCAGGCATATAGCGCTACTTTGACTACATGGTCAAGCACTACCGCTCCTTCAGGTACTGTTGTTGGAACTACTGACACTCAAACACTAACCAATAAAACTATTAGTGGAGCAAGTAATACATTAACAGTAGATGGAACTAATGAAGTTGGATTTAGAAATATTCCTCAAAACAGTCAGTCTGCTGCTTACACTTGCGTTTTGTCTGATGCTGGCAAACACATTTTCCACCCATCAACTGATGCAAATGCCAGAACTTTTACAATTCCTGCAAATAGTTCAGTAGCCTACCCAGTCGGAACTGCAATTACATTTGTGAATATGACAAGTCAAGTGGTAACAATTGCAATTACGACTGACACCATGTATTTATCTTCTGCTGGCACAACAGGATCACGAAGTCTTGCTCAATATGGTTCTGCAACTGCATTGAAAATTTCATCAACATCTTGGCTCATTTCAGGGAGTGGTTTGACATGAGTGGCGCATTACAAGCTGTATTTCAAAATCAACGATCATTTGGCCCTCCACCAGGTCAAACTCTATACACAACTGGCTCTAACACTTTTGTTGTTCCATCTGGAGTAACAAGCATTTCTGTTGTGACTGTTGGTTCTGGTGGGTATCGTCGATCTGGTGGTGGTGCTTTAGCGTATGTGAACAATATCTCTGTAACACCTGGAGAAAGCCTTACGGCTGTAGTATCTACTACTGGTGGCAACACTCAATCTTCATATCTTGCCCGTGGCGCTACAAAACTTGCTCAAGCAGGTAGCGCTTCTTATGGCGCAGGCAATGGATACTGTTTTGTTGGCGGTAGTGTTGTTGTTGGTACTGGTGGAAATGGCGGATGCTCTGGATGTAACTGCAATAGAGGCGGTGGTGGCGCTGGCGGATATTCTGCAAAAGGCGGAAATGGTGGTAGCGCAGGTGCTGGACAAGCAGGAACTGGTGGGTCTGGTGGTGGTGGTGGAGCTACCAATGGAGTCAACACCTATGGTGGTGGCGGAGGTGGTGGTGTTGGCGTATTAGGAACTGGATCAAGCGGTACTGGCGGTACTTATGGCTCTGGAACAGGTGGTGGCGGTGGAACAGGAGGTTCTAGTGGTAACTCTGGTGGCAATGGTGGTCGTTTTTTAAATTGTTGCGCTAACTATGAAGCAATTCCAGGACGTGGCGGAAGTTATGGCGGTGGTGCTGGTGGCGGTAGTTATATTGCAGACAATCCATCAGGTGGTGCAGTCAGAATTATTTGGCCTGGCAATACTCGATCATTCCCATCCACAAATACTGGAAATCTTTGATTCGGAGTAACTAATGGCTTTTTATATTCAAGTAATTGATGGCGTTCCAGTAAACCATCCAGCATTAGAGGAAAATTTAATTGATGCTTTTGGAAGTGTTCCAGAAGGATGGGAGTTATTTGTTAAAAAACCATCTCCAAGATTAACTCCTTATCAATACATTGAGCAAGACCAACATTCATACGCAAAAATTGATGGTGTTTGGACAGATGTGTGGGCAGTTATTGAGTTTACTGAAGAGCAAAAACTAAGACGCCAAAATCGTGTAAAAAATTCTTTTGCTAATCGTCCATACGCAGAAAATTTTGCTTCATGGATTTTTAATGAAGAAGAATGTCAATATGAGCCACCTGTTAAATATCCAAATGATGGAAAAATTTATGCATGGTCAGGAGTTGATAATGCATGGAAAGAAATTTCACAAGCTCCAAATGATGGAATAGGATATGAGTTTGACTATTCTCAATGGTATTGGGTTCAAGTTTGATTTAGACTGCAATACAAATAAATGGATACATATATGGGAAAAGTTATGAATGAGAGTATTTGCAAAGCATCTGAATCTGTAGCTGATGTTGTTAAGCAAACGCAACTAGAGGTTGTATATCACTTTCCAACTTCAATGTATCTTATTGAGAGACCTGATTTTCTTGAATCAGTAAACTCAGTATCTGAAGAAAACTTAGAGAAAATCCGTAAAGAAAAGTCTTTAGATGAAATTCATCCAATGGTGATGTCAAACAATTATTTTGATGATAGTCGCTTAAATGAATTTTGCCAATTTGTTGGATCAACAGCTTGGAACATCTTGAATGAGCAAGGATTTGCCATGCAAAACAGAGTTGTTACATTCACAGAAATGTGGACACAAGAACACCATAAACATTCATCAATGGAGCAACATATCCATGGTTATGGCTCTCAAATAGTTGGGTTTTATTTTCTTGAGACTCCAAAAGATTGTTCACGACTTGTTTTCCATGATCCTCGAGCAGGCAAGGTGCAAATTGATTTGCCAGAGCAAGATGTAAATGCTGCCACTCCAGCAAGCAAGATGATTAACTTTTTACCAAAGCCAGGTCTGTTAGTTTTTGCTAACTCTTGGTTAGCACATTCTTTTACTCGTCATGCATCCGAACAACCAATTAAATTTGTTCATTTCAATTTGTCTGTAAACAATGCGCCAGCTATGTGTCCAGAGGTAATATGAAAACATACCAAATCAGATTTAACAAAACAAGAGGTCAAGAAGGTCGTGGTACTTCTGACCATGTTTGGCGTGTTTTCGAAGATGGAAAAGAGTATTTATTCAAGAATTTGAATATTACAGTTCCTGTTAAAAGTGAAAAAGATAAAAATGGCATTGACTACAACATAGTCTGTCAAGGTCAACTTGTAATAGATCGAGTTACATCAACTGCTTACATCTGCTCAGAAGTAGAAAAATCTGAATCCAATAGTCCAGAAATCAAAATCATTTGCTTGAGCAATGTATTTTCAAGGCTGATGCACTTTAAAGAAAAAGGACAGGTTGAACATGGTCACAAGCATACTTATGATCATGGAACACTTGTAAGTTATGGGTCAGTTTTATATGAAGTTCTTGATGGATATAACGGGAAAACTGTTAGTTCAAAAGTTTTTACTGCGCCAGATTTTGTGTATGTGAACAAAGATAAATTTCACAAACTTACTGCACTTGAAGATAATACTGTTTGCGCTTGCATTCATGCATTAAAAACTAATGATCAAGAATTAGTTTCCCCTGATTTTTTGATTGAACCATTGATTGGCGATCAAAAAGGAATTATTGGTAGAACAATTCTTGAGGAAACAGGTATGCAATGGTTAAATCCAGCCAATTTATCTGACAATGAATTGGTGTCATAACCATGGACTACTCTAAAAAGCGTTGCTGTAGCATAATATATGTAAGGAATAATCATGGCCGTAACCAATGAACAAATTTTAAGTTTTCTGACTGCTAATCCTGATCTAACAGATGGTCAGATTGTTGCGGCTATGGAGCAATATGGGGTATCTCCTGCTCAAATGGCGAGTGCAGTTGGATTGAATGAAGGTGAAGTAGCGGCTCGAGTGGCGGCTACTGTTCCACCAGGTCAATCTATTACCTTGGGCGACACAATTGTTCAACCTCAATACTCAGTTACTGGTTCTGGCGAAGACCAACAAGTCGGTGGCATTGAGAATGTCTATACCTACAAAGTTGGTGAAAATCAAGTAGGTGGTGGATATAACCAATATAGCGGTACTGGCGAACTTCAACGTCAAGGTACACAACAAGAAGTTAATGCCACTAAAGACTTTCTGACGGCTGCTCTTGGTGGTGCTGCTTTAATTGGTGGTCTTGGTGGTGGTTTTGAAGGACTGTTTGGTGGTGGCGCTGGAACTGCAGGAACTGTTGGAACTACTGGATTAACTACTGCAGAACTTGCTCAACTTGATCTGGCATTAGGTGGCGCAGGTGGTACTGCAGGAGCTGAATCATTGGCTAATGCTTTGATGACAGGTGCAGGCGTAGGAACACTAACTAACCTTACTGGTGGTAGCGGAGTTGCAGGCGGTACTGGATTGTTAACCGCTGGTGGCGGAGGTGGTACTGTAGTCGGCATGGGTGGTGGCACAGGATTAACTGCAGGTGCAGGTGGCGTTACAGGATTGACTACTGGTGGTGCAGGGTTAGGTGCAGGTACTGGTGCAGGTCTGGTTACTGGAGCAGGCACAGGACTTGGAACAGGGCTTGGAACTACTCTTGCAGGTGTTGGAACAGGCGTTGGAACTGGTTTAGGGACTACTTTGGCAGGCGTTGGTACAGGAGTAGGTACTGCACTAGGTACTGGATTAACTAATGCCGCAACAGGTGGTTTAACAGCCGCTCAACTTGGCGCTTTACTCTCTGGTGGTTTGACTACTGGTTCAGGTCTTCTTCAACAACAAACATCTCGTGAAGCGGCTCAACGTGCGCAACAGATGATTGATGCTGAAACTGCTGCAGCTAAACAAGCGGCTCAGTTCCGTCCTGTTGGCATGACAACACGTTTTGGTACTTCACAATTCACAGTTGATCCTAGAACTGGTCAATTGACAAGCGCAGGATACACATTAAGTCCTGAAGCTAAAGCGGCTCAAGATCAGTTTGTCAAACTTGCTGAAGCAGGAATCGTACAAGCTAAAGATGCACAACAACAGTTTGCTCCATTGCAGACAGGTGCGCAGAACTTGTTTAACCTTGGCAATCAGTACATTGCTCAATCACCACAAGAAGTCGCTCAAAACTATCTGAATCAACAGATGGCTTTGTTGCAACCTGGTCGTGAGACTGAACTTGCTAACTTGCAAAACAAATTGCAACAACAAGGTCGTGGTGGTCTTTCTGTTTCTCAAGGTGGTAATTTGGGTGCTACAACTCCTGAATTACAGGCTTTGTATAACGCTCGTGCCCAACAAGAAGCTCAATTGGCGGCTAATGCTCAACAATTTGGTCAACAACAAGTTACCTTCGGTGCTGGATTGCTTGGTCAAGGTGCTAACGCAATGGGTCAGTACTATGGTGGTCAAGCAGCCGCTTACCAACCCTATACGACTGCTCTTGGTCAGGTTCAGGCTTTGGAGACTGCGGCTCAACAACCTTTGATGCTGGGGGCTTCTCTTGGTCAACAATCGTCTACAGCAGGTGCTAATGTGGGTCGTTTAGGCTTATCAGGTGCTGAGTTCAGTACTCGTTTGGCTACTGGTAATGCGGCAACAACTAACCCTTATGCAACATTACTGAGTGGACTAGGTGCTTCTCCTGCATTTGGACAGGCAATTGGCGGCTTATTCTCTTAAGGATTCATCATGG